CTGAATATGCCGATCGAAGAAAAGCATTTCGGTGATAAAGCTAAAGCAGCAGAAAATGAAAAAGGGCAACGCATCTTAACTGGATACGCTGGAACCATTGGTAAAGATCGCGCTAGAGACAACATTGTTATAGGCGCATGGCAGAAATCCAAAGATGATTTGCTTACTCCCGGAGCGAAAACGGTTTTCTTTAATCACGATACTAATTTTCCAATTGGTGTCGTGATGAAAACCGCTGTTGATAAAGTAGGACTACTTGTTAAAGTCTTAATAAGTAAAGCAAAGGATGTTGAAGACATCTGGACGAAGCTGAAAGAAGGTGTTCTTAATTCAATGTCCATAAGGCTTCGGCCTAAAAAAGTAGAAGTCGTGGAGGACCCAGATAGCGGAAGGATTATAGAATTTAGAATCAAAGAGATGGAGCTCTTCGAAGTAAGTGTCGTAGGAATTCCAATGCAACCGAGAGCTTCAGTAAATAATGTAATTGGTAAATCACTGGAAAGCGCCAAATTCAAATACAACCGCAAAAGGAGTAAAGGAAAGATGGCTATCAAAAAGAAGAGTGTAAAGAGTACTGGTGATCGTAAGCAGACCATCACTGACGCCGTGAAAGAACTTGTTGGTGGAGACATTGATGAGTTGAAGAAAGGTCAAGCAGATTTGACCGATGCTATGAAGTCTATTGCTGCCTCTATTGGTGTGTTGGCAAGTAAGTCTATGTCTGATGAAGACAAGAAGGCTAAAGCTGCTGCTGATGAAGCAGAGCGCATCAAGAAGATGGAAGAAGAAAATCCTGTTGAAGCTGCTATGATGAAGACTCTCAATAGCATTGCTGTTCGTCTTGAGAATATTGAAGGTGGTAAGCGCAAGGGCGCTCAGGAAGAAGACGAAGACGAGGAAGAGGACGACAAGTCCAAGAGACGCACTGGTGCCCCGAAGAAATGTCTCGAAGGCGCTGATGATGAAGATACTGTGAAGTACGTTCTGCATGTTATGGGTGATGGTGACAAGCAGAAAGAAAATAACGCAGAGTATGCCAAACTGACAGATGACGAGAAGGATTTGGTTAAGGGTTTCTATTACCAGATTTACCTCGCTGCAAACACCAAGTAAGTAATCAATCCATAGGAGAAATAGAAAATGAGTAACGCTCTTATCAAAAAGGCTCTGTCAGTAGCAACTAGTGGCGCAAGTATATCCGCATACTTGCCTACTCCTCTGGCGAAGCAAGTCATTGAGTATATCCGTGAATTGAATCTCATGCGCAAACTGATTCCGTCGTTTGTGATGAATTCTCGTACGTGGACCAAGCCGAAGCGCACGAGTGGGACGACCGCATATTTCATTCCTGATGGTACAACTGCCACGCTGAGTAGCTATGCTGCTGAGCAGATCACGTGGACAGCTAAGAAGCTGATGACCTACCTGATGGTTGATGAAGAAGCAGTGGAAGATTCGTTGCCGGATGTGGTCGCGCAGATTCTGCAAGATTTCGCAGAGTCGATTGCTGAAGCTGAAGAACTTGCTCTTTTGCAAGGGGATACGTCCCATACGGCCACAGCGCCTACTCCTGAATCTGCTACTACTGCGAATTGGTACATCCGTGACGCTCGCCTGATGTTTGATGGTATCTTTAAGGTTGCAACGGATGATGGTGCTACCGCTGTTGATGCCGGTGGTGCTTCCTTTGACGAGGACATGATCAATGAAGCAATCTATAATCTTGGAAAGTATGGCCGGAACAAAGCAAATCTGTTTGGCCTCGTTCCTAGTGATCAAGCTGCTAACATTCGTATGCTTGATAACTTCAAGGATGCTTCTAAGTCTGGTTTGAATCTTGCCAGTTTCATTACTGGTATGGGTTCTGCTGGTGAAAGTGCTCAGGGTCTTGTCACCGTAATTTATGGTGTCCAGATTCACCGAACTCCGCAAGCTGCTGCTTGTGAAGCTGTAGTCATGCATAAGAAAGCATGTGAAATCGGTGATCGTCGCAGAATCAAGATGAAGTCTGCTGACGTCATCGAAGCGGATCAGCGGAAGTATGTTACTAGTGAGCGCCTCGCGTTCGGATTCAATCGCAAGGACATGACTTGCTTGATCTCCGATCTGGACGAGACGGTTAGCTTCGCATAACCCAATATCCTTCGTAGGAAGAGCCCACGTATTAACTTACGTGGGCTTTTCTGTTTAGTTATGTAGGTATGAAAGTGATACCGATAAATGAAGAATACATTCTGCTGTGTCCAAAAGAACCTTCTGCGAGGGCATTAGGCAGAATAATGAGTGTTGTGGATAACCTTAATGGGGAAGGCATAGTATCTTTTGATTATTTTTTAAAGAAAGGCACTATTAAGCAACACGTACACTGTTTCATAAATATGTACAGTGTGTTAGAGCGGTATTGCAACCCGCCTTATCTAGTATTACTTAAAAGATACTTTCAGGATGGTGTAAGCAAACACCAGATGGTCTGTGACGCACTGCTGGCATCGGCAACAGTAAAGCACGTCCATGAACCATATGGAACAATAGATATAGAAGATTATTATGATATGGATGCAAATATCCTAAAAACAATGAACGGGTATTATAGCAGAGAATTTCATTATGGTGAATTAATTGGAAAATATGAACACGAAAGCAAAACCTTAGTGTTGATACTATCTTCCAACGTAGAATTTTTGTATAAAGCCTTGGTGGGGCTAAGCTGTGATATCGATCGCGATAAGATGGAAATTAGTGTTGGGTGGTATGGCGACATAGAAAGCTGGAAATTAATGCGGTGTGTGTGTAAGTCTCTCATAGACGACATGATGTTTATAGATAGGAACATATACACGCAATTTAATTTTAGCTTGTTCAATAATCTACTCTATTGTAGGTGTGTCAATAGAAATCATGAGTTTATTCTATTGTTAAATGATGATGTGTGGGACCATTCAGTAACATTCAGTTCAGAATTAATTAGGGTGTCACATACTGAATCTGCAGCGATAGTGGGAGCAAAATTGTTATATGCAGATAGTAATAAATATCAGCATGGCGGAGTAAAGCTGGGAGATGACGTGACTCTGTTTGAACATGTAGGTAGACATGTCAACAACGGTTCAATCTTCTTGCCCACAAGGGAAGTTAGTGCTGTGACATTTGCAGCAGCATTAATCAAAAGACAACTATACGATACACAGAAACTTGATGAACATTACTATGGTGATTGTAACGATATAGAATATTGTCTAAAAGCTAGAGAAAGTCGTTATAGAATATGGTATTGTTCTACCGCATCAGCAGTACACGCAGAATCAGCGACAAGAAGAAATGATTTGTCAATGCAGAATGATGATAACTCTAGAATATTCTATAGACAAAATATAAACAGACTTAGAAAGGAATTTATCTATACATGAAGATACTAGTTATAGGTGGACTTGGTTATTTAGGATATGAGATGTATCTGGCATTACGTGAAAAACATTGCGATGCTGACATCACCATATTAGATATGAACATGTACAACAAATGGGATGATACTGAAATAGACGAAATAGGTACGCATTGTGATATAAGAAATGCGGCTGATGTACCAATCTTGGAAATATTAGCATATGATAAAATCTATATTGCCAGCGATATAGATCTTGAAAGATTTTATCACATGACAGAACTCGATGCATATGTAAAATCATACATAGCAGTAATCAAAAGAGTATTGTCTTCTGATAAGTGCGAGATGTACGTAGCTTGTGACTACATATCAACATCAGTTGATGACAAAGAGCATATTGTACGCCCACCACAGCTATTCGGAACAAGTAGAGCATTTCGCAATGACACATTTATTAATGAACTTGTATTGGGAATGGCAATCGAAAAGGCGTATGTACTGGAAGATGATCCATTTGAGATAATAGCTTTTGCCAATGTAAAAGATTATGCGAGGTCAGTAATCTTAAGTACAAAATGTGAAATCGGCCATATGCCAAAGCTGATGCTGGCAAATATCATTCAGTGGTTCTTTGGTGCAGATTATCAATTGCAGATGATGCCGACCATGCAAAGAGTA